CTGCTCTTTGTACTTTTGCTACAACTTCAGCAGGGATTAATCTTACAACTGCTGGTGCTGACCAAGACCAATCAATTCTAGCACCACATTTAGATAATGCAGGAACTGGTGATACAGATTCAATATCTGCATGGACAGGTGTTCAATGGGGAACAGAAAATTCTACACATTGGGAATGTTCTATAATGTTACCTGCACTTGATAATCAAAAAGTATGGGCAGGACTAAAATTAACAAATGACCAACTTGTAGCAACTGATGCTAACCAAGCATTTTTTAAATATCAAACAGATGCAACAAACTCTGAAGCATTTACTGATTTTGCTAAGTGGCACTTTGTTCATAGTATTGGTGGAACAGACTATATTAGTCAATTACCAATAACAGTAGCGGCTAACACTCCATATCATTTTAAAATTGAAATTGATAGCGATAGGAAAGCATCTATATTTGTTAATGGACAACAATATAATGTAACTTCTACTTCTGGTTCAACTGGTGGAACAGCAGTTACAACAGGAACTACAAAAACAGCAGCCTTAACTGACGATGTTGATTTTATTCCTTATATTGGAATTGAAGCTGGAGCGGCAGCAGCCGAAGCAGTAAATGTGCATTATACTGCAATAAGCAGAGCTATGTACGAATAAAATTAATAAGGGGGATTAATTTCCCCCAACTTTTATAAGGAGACTAATTATGGCAGGGACAATTTCAGATGTAAAACCTGTTTTTATAAGTGATGAAGTTGCAGCAGATGATGATTTTATTGTTACCGCAGCTAGACCAGACACTGCGGCTACTATAGCAAACGCTTCTTTTGCATCTGGTGGTGCTAGAATTTTAAATGTCACAACAACTGGCACTGGTGATAATGCAAAAACAAATACTATAGTTGGCACTGATGTTTTTGGTAATGCTTTAACAGAAGTTATTACATCAACTAGTTCAGCCGAAGCTGTTGCGGGATCAAAATACTTTAAGACTATAACCTCTGTAACAAGTTCTGCTCAATTTGCAGCTAATTTAAAAGTTGGAGCTACTACTTCCGCGGCACAATCTGTGGGTGGTGGTATAAGAGTTCGTTTAAAAGGGTTTTCAATTGTATCTGGCGGATCAGCTGGAACTGTTGAGTTTATAAACGGAACTCCAGAATCAGGAACAGTTTTGTTTAAATCAAGAACAATTGGAACAGATAACACTACTATAGATAGAACAATACCTCAAAATGGGGTTTTGTTTGAAGATGGTTTAACTATTAAATATACTGTTGGCACTGTTGATATGATGACTTTCTTCTTTGCATAGGAAGTAATATGGCTAGGACAAGGGACAAACAGCCACCAAAGACTAAAAAATATTTTCGTTCTACTAAGAGTGGAGCGGGTATGACTAAAGCTGGAGTGGCTCGTTACAGAAGAGAAAACCCTGGAAGTAAACTAAAAACTGCTGTTACTGGTAAAGTTAAAAAAGGAAGTAAGGCAGCTAATAGGCGTAAGTCTTATTGTGCTCGTTCAGCAGGGCAAATGAAAAAATTTCCTAAAGCAGCTAAAAACCCAAACAGCAGATTAAGACAAGCTAGGAGAAGGTGGAAATGTTAAAAAGTAAAGAATTAACTACTGGTATTTCTGTGGTTCTTGTAGCAGGGTCTATCGCTTGGATTGTATCCACTCTCATTGAAGTAGATAAAAGGACTGCAATAACTGAAGTTAAGGTCACAGAAAATCATAAAATGATTCATACCTTATGGGTAGATTTTATTAAAAGGAAAACAAAAAATGGCAATCTCGCGGAGTTCAATTTCAAAACAGATAACAAAATCACCAGGTAAAAGGAAATGGAATGCTAAGAGGAAGAGCAAAATCAATTGTGCCAGACCTCGTGGATTTTCTGAAAAAGCATATTGTACCTCTAAAAAAAGGAGAAGTGGTAAAAGGTAAACCAATTAAATACTGTTTAAAATGTGGAAAAAATGTGTATAATTGTAGTTGTTGGAAAGAAAGGAAAAGATAATGCCAAAAGACGCATGTTATCATAAAGTAAAGGCAAGGTATAAAGTTTTCCCTTCAGCGTATGCAAGTGGAGCTATTGCTAAATGTAGAAAAGTTGGGGCCGCAAACTACGGCAAAAAAAGTAAAAAGAAAAAAGATGGTGGACTTATGGAAGCCATTAAGAATGTTAAAGATAAACAAGGTGTAATTAAAGCTTCAAACGGAAAAGCTTTTAGAAAAAGGAAAACAAATAATCCAAAAATTGCGAGAGGTTGTGGTCAAGTTTTAAATGAAAGACGAAAAGTTACAAAGATTTCGTAATGGCAGTAAGAAAAACAAAAAAAGGGTTAGCGTTAAAAAGATGGTTCAAGGAGGACTGGAAAGATGTTAGGACAGGTAAAGCATGTGGTCGTGGAAAAGGTGAAAAGCGTGGTACGCCTTATTGTAGACCGAGTAAAAGAATTAGTAAAAAAACTCCGAAGACTTCTTCGGAAATGTCTGCCTCAGAAAAAAGAAGCAGAATCGCTCAAAAAAGAAGATTAGGACAACCAGCAGGTAAACCAAAAAGAGTTAAAGCAGTTAAAAGGAAAACATAATGGCAACTTCAAGTTCAAGAGATTTTGATTTAGATGTAGCAGAGATTATAGAAGAAGCTTATGAGAGATGTGGCTTGGAGATGAGAACAGGTTACGATGCTAAAACAGCTAGAAGATCTTTAAATCTTATGTTTGCTGATTGGGCAAACAGAGGACTAAATATGTGGACGGTGAACCAAGCAACAGTGTCCGTGACTTCTGGCACAGCTACATATACTTTAGCAAGTGATTATGTAGATTTATTGGAAGTTGTTTTAAGAAATAGTAATAATGTAGATTTTACTTTAACTCAAATGAGCAGAAGTGAATATTTAACAATTCCAAACAAAGGAACTACTGGTCAACCAAGTCAATATTTTTTTAATAGACAAGTAACACCAACTATAACTTTATGGGCAACTCCAGATGCTTCTTATACTTTAGTTTATTATTATGTAAGACGAATACAAGATGCAGATGCTTTGGTTAATACAACTGATGCACCATTTAGATTTTTACCTTGTATGGTAGCAGGACTTGCTTATTACCTCGCTATTAAAAAAGCACCAGACAGAATACAAATTTTAAAAACTTTGTATGAAGAGGAATTTCAAAGAGCCGCCGCAGAAGATGCAAATAGTACACCTCTTAAATTAACACCTAATATTTCTTATTTGAGTACATAAAATGGCTAGATACGCAAGTGGTAAAAGAGCATGGGGATATTCAGATCGGTCTGGTTTTCGTTATCGTTTAAGAGAAATGAGAAAAGAATGGAATGGATTAAAAGTAGGTAAAGATGAATATGAACCAAAACATCCACAATTAGAACCTATACGCCCTGGTCCAGACCCTACAGCATTATATGAACCAAGAACAGACTCAAGAACAGAAGTTGTTGTTGAAAATTTACTTGGTTTAAATCCTTTTACATCTGGTTCAGCAAGTAGTAACACAATTACAGTTATTGAAAAATCACATGGTCGTTCATCAAGCGATACTGTTCGTTTTAGAGATGTTTTAGGATTTGATGGTTTTACGGCTACAGTTTTAAACAACGCTTCTGGCTATTCTATTACAAAAGTTGATGATGATACATACACATTTACGGCAAGTAGTGGAACTGCTACAATAGGAAACACAAGAGGTGGTGGTGGAAGTGCTACTGCTGGACCTGCAACATTAGGAACATAAATGAGTTTTACATTAGCCACATTAAAAACAGCAATACAAGATTACACAGATAATAGTGAGTCAACTTTTGTTACACATTTACCAGATTTTATAAAAGCTTCTGAAGAAAAAATTTTAAAATCGGTAGATTTAGATTATTTTAGAAAAAATGTAACAAGCACATTAACTTCTTCTGATCAATATGTTAATGTCCCGTCAGATTATCTTGCTTCTTTTTCTTTTCAAATAACAACTTCTGGATCGGAAGGGTTTTTACTTCAAAAAGATGTCAACTTTCTTAGAGAGTATACACCCGCTGCTAGTACAACAGGACTTCCAAAATACTATGCTAGGTTTAGTGAAGATCATTTTATATTAGCACCAACACCAAACAGTAATTACACAGTTGAATTACATTATTTCTACAGACCAGCAAGTTTAACCGCTGGTGCAGACAGTGGGACAACATGGCTTAGTACAAACGCTCCTTTTGCTTTATTGTATGGATCTATTGTAGAAGCTTATACTTTTATGAAAGGTGAACCAGATGTAATACAAAACTACAATGGTTTATATATGCAGTATTTAGAAAGAGTTAAAGACTTAGGTGAAGCAAGAGAAAACACAGATGGGTATAGAGTAGGTTTACCTTCAAGACCAAGGACATAATAAATGGCGTTAGCATTAAAAGATAGAGTCAAAGAAACAACAGCTACAACGGGTACAGGTACTTATACTTTATCTGGAGCAGAAACTGGTTTTGAGTCTTTTTCATCCGTAGGTGATGGAAATACAACTTATTACTGTTGCACAGATGGAGTAGATTTTGAAATAGGTGTTGGGACTTATACTTCTTCTGGAACAACTTTAGCTAGAACTACAATTCTACAATCAAGCAATAGTGATAGTGCTGTAAATTGGGGAACTGGTGCTAAAACAGTTTTCTGTACCCAACCTGCCGAAAAAGCAACTTTTCTTAATGCAAGTGGTAATTTAGATATTGCTGGCGATCTTGATGTAGATGGCACAACAAACCTAGATGCAGTTGACATAGATGGTGCTGTGCAAATTGACAATACTATAACTGTTGGTGCTAACGATCAAGGTTATGATGTAATTCTTTATGGTGATACTGCATCAGCAAACATGACATGGGATACATCTGTAGATGATTTAATTTTAAATGGTGCGGCAAGAATAGTTGTTCCAGATGGTCAGTTGGTTTTAGGAAGCACTGCTGTTAGTTCAACGGCTGCTGAATTAAACATATTAGACGGTAAAAGTTTTCTTGATGAAGATAATATGGCTTCAGACAGTGCAACAGGTATACCATCACAGCAATCTGTAAAGGCTTATGTTGACACTCAACTAACTGCCGAAGATTTAGATGTTACTACAGATAGTGGAACAATCGCCATTGATTTAGATAGCGAAACTTTAACAATAGCAGGTGGTGAAGGCATAGATACTTCAGCAACTTCTAATACAGTTACGATAGCAGGAGAAGATGCCACAACTTCCAATAAAGGTGTGGCTTCATTTAGTTCAGATAATTTTGCTGTATCAAGTGGTGCAGTAACAATTAAAGATGGTGGTGTTGCATTAGCAGAAATAGCTGATCAAGCTGCCAACACAGTATTAGTAAGAGACGCTAATAGCTCTGGTGCTGTTTCTGCAAAGGCAGTCGCAGACACACAAATATTAATAGGTGACGGAACTGGCTTTACTGTCGCTGCATTATCGGGTGATGTAACCATGACAAATGGTGGTGCAGTAACAATAGCCAATGATGCAGTAGAACAAGCTATGATAGCCGATGATGCAGTAGGTGCAGATCAGTTGGCATCAAATGCAGTTGTAGATGCAAGTGTAGCGTCAGGAGCGGCAATAGCTGTATCTAAAACAGCCTTAACTGCTGGAACTGGTATAAGTTTATCTACAAATACTTTAAATGTAGATGCGGCCCAAACAGGTATTACTTCTTTATTGGCTACAGATATAAAGATTGGTGAAGATGATGAAACTAAAATAGATTTTGAGACAGCAGATGAAATACATTTTTATGCTAATAATGTTCACCAGGTAAAGTTAGTTGACAATGCTTTTACACCTCAAGCAGACAGTGATGTTGATTTAGGAGCTTCTGGAACATATTGGAAAGATGCTTTTATAGACACTGTTACAACAACAGGAGATGTTGATGTTGGGGGTAATATAGAACTAGGTCATGCTTCTGATACAACGATAGCAAGATCAACTTCTGGGGTTGTAACTATTGAAGGAAACACTATAATTACAACAGCTAATTCAGATGCCGCAACAACTACAACTTCAAGCAGTGATGCAGATTTTGTGTTAGTAGACGATGGTGGTGTTTTGAAAAAAATAACACCTACTAATTTAGGTATAACAACAGGAGCGGCAAGTACAGACGATGTGGTTGCACTCAGCATAGCGTTAGGATAAGGAGACAAATATGGCAGATGACGCAGTAGCAAGTATTCAGGCAACAGTTCTGCCCGATGAAATTGCAAAAACAATATCAGCAACGATGACAATTACACCCGCTGATGTAAATGACAAATGGTATTACAAATTAACAAGTGTATCAAATTCAAGTACAGATTTAATAGCAGGTGATTTTATAGATTACACTGCTGTAGATGATGACACGGCAACAACGGCAGTTCATGCGAATGATAAAGCTAAATTTCTTTTTATCAAAAATGTTAATAGTTCTGATGCAAGTATATTTATTTGTTTTGATGGAGGGACAGCAGCTTCTGATTTAGTTGACGGTGTAACGATTGGTCAAAATGAATTTTTTTGTGCTAGATTACCAAACACAACAGTAGCTAATATTCATGCAATATCTTCTTCTGGAACTGTAACTTGTGTTGTAGCAGCTTTATTAGATGATGTAGCGTAGGGGGTAGACAATGGCTAACACCTTTAAAAACAAGGTTTATAATGGAGCCAACACTTCGGCTAGTGCCACTATGAATGTCTATACTGTTCCATCAGCAACTACCACAGTTGTTATTGGATTAACTTTAGCTAACACAGCTTCTAGCCAAATAACTGCAAGTGTTAAATTAAGTGCAGGTCAAACCGTATTTCTTGCAAAAGATATTCCTATACCTAGTGGTTCTAGTTTTGAATATATGGGTGGAAATAAAATTGTTATGCAGACAGGTCATACTCTGTCTGTAGTTTCAAATACGGCAGATAGTTTAGACACAGTAGCTAGTATAATGGAGATAACTTAATGCCTTTTATTGGTAACGATCCTTCTCCAGCTTTTGAAAGTTTACCAACTAGGCAAGAGTTTAGTGGCGATGGAAGTACAACTACATTTACTTTAAACCAAACTGTTA